GTCATACAACGCATGATGGCTGTATTGACTGCAAATGCGTCTGGGTTAGGGATTGCTTTGTTGCGATAGTCCATTACGGGAAGTTGGCAAGTCATTGGTTTGCCAAACAATGTAACTGTTACGAACACCATTGCTGTGCCGTTGATGTCCATAAAACACTTATCGCCAAACATTTCTATCTTGTATATGGCTTCAGGATCGGCCTTTAAAGCCTCTGCCCAAGCCCAAGCCCATGATAGGTATGTAAGATTGTTTTTCTTCTCTGTATGCTCGTTGACGTTTGTCTTGAGCATTGCTAACACTTGTTCACTATTCATCATTAACTCCTATTTTGTTGACTCTGTTTAACTTGTTGTTCACCAATCCAATGGCTCAATAATGTTAGGTCATTCATTATCGAACTAATGTCGTTGGCGAAGCCATCATAACGCTTGGTCAAGCATTTTTTGTCTAGGGTTTTCACCGATTGTTCTATCCTCATTAGGATGGTTGAGTAATCGTTCAAAAGTATCTCCAAATTGCGTATGCGACCATGCTGATGACAGCAATGAGTCCAAACAAAACGGGTAAATCATTGATATGCGGTGCTGAGTAATACGCTCCCTCAAATATGCCTTCATTGACATAATCTTTTGGGAACGCTTCCTGTAATGTTCTTGGAAACATACGGGTAGTTGGGTTGAAATCATCCATTTAATATCTCCTGAGCAATTTGTTTTTGGTCATTGGGAAACAAGTATTTAAACTCTACAAAGTGGTTTTCAAAGCAACAAGTGATCTTCTCGCCTTGTGGCTCTAAGCAGTAACAACAGTAGTAGACATTCTCTTCATCTTCATAGATGGCTTGAAGTTCGTCTTTCATTTTCATGCTTGTCCCCTTGCTCTAATTGATTTTGCAATTTCCGATGCGCTGTATTTCTCAAGCACATGAATGGTTGTGTTGTTAGATACTTGATCTGCTATCAATGCACACGCCCCACGCTCTTTCTCTGCTATCAGTTTGGCAAAAAATAGAAGGTCAGCAGTGTAAACATCACAATTTTCGTAACTGGGCGAGAACCACACTTCTCCATCTCGAATCATTCCAACCTGTTTAGCAAGTTCAATAAATCCATCTCTTTCATCTTGGGTCATTTGGCCTCCAGAACTTTGATGCGTTGCTCAAGTTTGGCAACCAAGGCTTCTAGGACTTTAATTCTGTCCAAGAGCATATCTTGGTAGGTAAAGTCAGGCTTGCGGTATGGGGCTTCCACCCCAATGGTTTTCCTAATCATATTAACTCCTTTAGTAAAAAATATTAACTCAACTTTTCATCGCCCTAACAAATGCGGCATAACTAGCGGCTGTGTCCCCAAAGGGTAACTTAGCCAACTCGACTGCCACCTCTTCTAACACATCATTACGCAACAATAGTGGGTCTATGTTGTTTGGCAATGTGCGTAGATTCTCCGTCAAATCCCTGACCAATGCTCGTTGAACTGTGCCATCTGTAACGCCAGTAGCCACTTTGCGTTGTTCAGCAAGGTATGACATATTTCTCATCTGGTCAGTCACATCAAACTCCAATTCGTCAAATGCTTGGTCAAGTTTTTCGTTCATCAATTAACTCCTGTAACTTTACTTTCAGGTCATAGTAGCCATTTGTTGTTGCGCCTACCATGACTGCAAGATCACCAATCTTTTGTTTGAGTTGTCCAATCTGGAAACGCAATTCATTGATTTCTTGCTGAGTCTCAAAGTCCATTACTCTCTCACACGAATAGTATCAACAATGTTTTGGGCAAGATGCTGTTCTTTCACCATGTTGAAGATGATGGAAGCAATAACATCTCTTTCATGTTCAGCACCTAAGTCAAATGCGTTTGCCATGCCTGTAACTGTATTCTCATTACAAGCCGCCATGCGTAAGTGCGTGATCATCTCTGCTTTAGTCAAAACAAGTCTCCCATTCTTTGTGCCATTGTGTAGTTATATCTCGCATTTCGTCCATTGCTTTGTTTTCGCAGTGGTTATATTGCTTCTTGCTTATATCGTAAGTGATGTGCTTATCTTGCTCATCAAACACGCTAAAGTCAATCTCGTAATCGTCTGAGTGGTCAGCATCGAGTTCATCGCCTGGACTCAGTATGTCAAAGCACACTAAGCACTCTCCGATGCCCTCCAAGTAGACACAAATCTCATGTTGAAAATCTTTAGGTTTTACCGACATTGTTAACTCCTTTTTAAGTTGGTAAGAGGATTGTCAAGGATTAAAAAAGGCTTGTGAACTAGGACAAACCCTATGTTGACAAACTATTTTTAAAGGTAGTATTGCCTGTCAAAAGGAGACACACATGGAAATGAAACAACAACATATCTCAATTTTAAAGAGGTTGGCGCATGGCGCATCATCCCTCAAACGTTTCACAGACAAAGATGGAGAAGTCGGCAACCAAGGCTTCCATTATCTGCGTTATTTGAACGATCTTCAGAACTTTGGGCTTGCGCTAGAGATAGGTGACGTTTGGCACATAACGGGGTTTGGGGTGGCTAAGTTGGCAGAACAAACTCCACGGGTTAACAAGGATAGAGTGGCGGCTGGAACTACCACAGAAACCTATGATGGGGCTGACCTGAAGCAAAGTGGCATCAGAGAGGGTGCATTTGATTTCTTGAAATACCCATCAAAGTTTGGGGACAATTTGACATATCCTAGAACATCGGTATAATCCGAATCGTTGTCGTTGCAAACAACAATGTTAAGGCCGCTTAATGAAGCATCTTGCCCATCAGTCCTACTGTTGGGTTGCAACCAAGATGTTTCGCTAAGTGGCTTTTTTCGTTTCTGCAATGACTTCCGTCTGACTCACGATACGTTACCGAGCCTGCATGGGCTGACAAGTCAGGAAACACCGCACACAAGCACACCCCTTGTGAAAAATGCGACCAGCGTTGGTTTGGCGACTGGTAAAGGATATGGTTCATCGGTGGTAAACAAGGCCATATCTATAAGCGAACAAACCCGTCAAGCGCACTTGGGGCTTTTTGTTATTTCAATGTCAATAGGAGTCAAGATGAACACAATGAAGTCTGGAGAGGGAAGGATAGAAACAGCATCTATCCACCCTTGGAGAACCTATGCCCGAAAGGAAAACAATGTTTGAAGAGTTCTGGAACGCATGGCCTAAAAGCACCCGAAAAGGTGGAAAAGCCACTTGTCAAGCCAAATGGGTCAAATTGAAATTGGACTTACAGGCTGACCAAATCATTAAACACGTGGAATGGATGAAAACCACTGAGCAATGGAAAAAGAGCGATGGTGCATTTATTCCCTCACCCTTGGTCTACATTAATCAAATGCGGTGGGATGGGGCTGAAATCCCTGATATGACTGTTAACGTCAATGTCAATTTTAGAGACCCTGCTTTAGCAAAGATAGAGGAAGATACAAAGAATGTCGCCCCGATGCCTAGTTTTGTAAGGGATTACATTGCGAGGTTGACTAAAAAATGACCTTAGAGCAAATACAAAAACTTGAAACTGAGTGGCAAGAAAAGTTAAAAGCCGCAGTTTTGAAGGAACGGGAAGAATGCGCCTTGCTTTGTGAGGAAGAAAAGATCAATGCTGTCCATTATTCAGCCACAACCCAGTCAAACTGGTTGGCAATCAAGATAAGGAATAAGCAATGATTCACTATCATGGCCTTCCAATCACCCCTGCCACAGTAGCCAACTATGCAATCCAAGCAGGCCACGCCTTCATAAGTTATGCACATCCTGACCAACTAGGGACTGCCGTTGACATTGCCCAATCCTTTGCTTTAGATAACGGGGCATTTTCAGCATGGAAAAGTGGCAATCCCGTCAAGGATTGGACAAGTTTCTACGATTGGGCATTGGAAAACAAGAAAATCCCTCACTGCGACTTTGCCGTAATCCCAGATGTCATAGATGGCTCAGAGGAAGACAACGATGCTTTGCTGAAAGACTGCCCCTTCCCAACATGGTTTGGCGCACCTGTGTGGCATATGCACGAGAGTTTTGACCGCCTAGAACGCCTTGCAAATACCTATGTGCGGGTTTGTATAGGTAGTTCTGGGGCATATGCTGTCATTGGGACAAATGAGTGGTGGTCACAAATTGGCAAGGCAATGCGGGTTTTATGTGATGACAGAGGCCGTCCATCTTGCAAACTACATGGTTTGCGGATGTTAGACCCAGGCATTTTCAGCAAATTACCCTTTGCTTCTGCTGATAGCACCAACATTGGCAGAAATGTAGGCATGGACAACAAATGGAAGCATGGAAGTTATCCACCGCCTACCAAGGAGGCAAGGGCGCAGGTCATGCGCTCACGCATAGAAGCATTTAACGCACCTCCAGTTTGGGGATTTCATCAAGTTGAACAAGGGACATTACTGTGATTTATTCCGCTATTTTTATATCTGCACTCGTTGCCGCAAACCTATTGGTAGCCTACTTTGGCCCGTGGTTTAGCATTTTCAATAGTTTTTTATTGATTGGCCTAGACTTATCGATAAGGGACAAACTGCATGATTCTTGGAAAAACAAGCATTTGCCAATCAAGATGGGTGGCTTAATCCTAGTTGCAAGCGTGGCTTCATACCTACTTAACCCTGCCACAGGAATGATTGCCATTGCTTCCTTTGTGGCATTTACCCTATCAATGATTGCAGATTCTTTGGCATATCACTATTTAGCGGACAAGTCTTGGTTTGTCAGGTCTAACGGCTCAAATCTTGTAGGGGCTGGCGTGGACTCTATTGCTTTCCCAACTATTGCCTTTGGCGGTCTTATGCCTGAAATCGTGGCTTTGCAGTTTGTCTCCAAAGTCGGCGGTGGGTTTGTTTGGTCATTTTTACTAAGAAAATCAAATGACAATCAATGAAGCCAACCAAATCCTTGACAGAATCAGAGAAGGCTACCCAATGTCCTTACTTATCACAACTCAAGCCTTACAGCGGACAGGAGACATTCCTGACCTACCTCACAACCCATTACAGCCTACTGGCGATGAACCCAAAGACGATAGAACAGGCGAGACACAGAACAGCAGAACTGAAGAAGGATTTTCCTACTCTAGGTATCTCGATAGCCAACAGAATAAAGGAGTTAAAGAATGACGCACATAACTAAAGAAGAATTGTTAGATAAATTTGCGACTGAAGCAATGAAAGCATTGATTGCAACAGAAAAACACAACGCTGGGAGTGCCTCAAGGCTTGCTTACCAAATAGCA